CGGCCGTAGGCCGCGCCGGCCAGATCGCTGGCCCTCACGGCCTGCTCGACCTTGGCCTTGGTCGTGCCGTCAGGCTGTATGCCCTGACGGCGAGCTGCGCGGTAGTCGCTCAGCTCCTTGTCCCAGCGCTTCTGCTTCGTGCCGTCCAGCCCCTTGCTGGGGCTGGCCAGGTAGGTACGGACGTTCGCCGCCTTCAGGCAGGCGTCATAGGACGGATGGTCCTTGGTCTTGCAGCCGGAACGGCACTTGGAACCGACGAAGTCGGTCCGAACGACAGCGTCGGTGAAGACCATCTCTGTCGGGCTGGACCACCCGAGGGGCGCCCTGACGGTGCGGTCGTCCATCAGGACTCCCGGAACATCGGGCTGACGTGGCTGAAGTCGTCGCTCCCCCCGGCGACGACGACCATCGAGACCTCGCTGACGCAGTCAGCGCGAGGAACGGCTTCGTCGCCGTTCCTGATGGTCGTGTTGCCGCCGGTGGTGGTGGCGCAGTCCATGTGGTTGTCTGCCATCTCGTTCTCCTAGAAGGCCACGATCTTGAAGTTGCGGTAGCGGGGGATGGTCGTCGGATCGGTCAGCGATCCGTTGTGGATGCCGAGGTAGCCGCCGCGGAACGCGGTGTTGGCGAACGTCCCGGACCACCCGGTGGAGTCGGTCCGCCGCAGGACCACCTGCGTCGCATTGACCTCGATCTCGTACGAGTACCAGGAGCCTGCTGTGAGGGCTCCGGACGTGGTCACGTCCGATCCCACCTGGACACCGCTGGTCGCCCCTGAGGCGACCGTGTAGAGCTGCATGGCGCCACTGTTCGGGCGCAGCTCCATGCGGTAGCTGGCGGTGGCATTGGCCACGCCGAAGGTGTGCTTCGCGTCATCGGCTGCGCCGAACCAGAGACCGGCATGGAGAGTGCCGGCCGGCAGGACCGGCCACATCATGTCGAACTGGATCTTGTATCCGGTGGCGCCGGAGGCGACAGGGCAGAAGCTGCCCAGCAGCACGCCGTTCCCGCTGGTCGCGGGAGCGTAGACGCTGTTCCCGGTGTCGAACTTCAGGGCGAAGGTGGCGTCCGAGTGCGCCGCACCGATCTCGCCCGGGGCCTTCACCTGGGCGAACCACTGGTCCGCCGTCTGAGAGGCCGTGCTACGGCCCAGATACAGCCACTGGCTGGCCATGATGCCGGACACTCCCAGGCCCAGCAGGCGCGTCACTTCGGAGCGCCTGTGCACCTCCCAGGACATGACCTTCTTGCCGCCGGGGCGGGCAAGAACTGCCTGGAACTGAGCGTCCGTGGCCTCCCACGGGACGCCCCAGAAGTCGACCAGGGAGTCGACGGCATCCATCTGGCCCATGGTCGTAGTGGGGTCCGTGTACGCCCACACCGTGAATCCGTGGGCCTTCGCCCACGGGAAGCTGTTGTTCGTGTAGTAGTTCTTCCAGATCACGCTGTTCTGCGGATTCGGGTACCGCATCAGCAGGTTCTGCAAGGGCACGATCGAGGCACTGCTCTTGCCCTCCAGGAAGATGACGACCTTCCCGAAGAAGCGGTCCATCACCTCCTTGAGGGTGGTGATGGGCTGGAGCGCCCATCCGGCGCCCAGCAGGCCCCTCATGTCGACCTTGACCGCGTTGTTCAACGCGGCCCATGTCCAGGTCGTGGGGTCGGTGGTCCAGGTGCCGCCGGTGATCCTGGTCAGCGTGGTGTCGTGCATGCAGAACAGCACGCCGTCGGCGGAGATCTGAACGGAGACCTCGATGGCCTGCGCACCGGCGCCGGCAGCGCCGGTGTACGCCACCAGCGTGTGCTCAGGGAACTCGCCACCGCTGCCGCGGTGAGCAGCGTAGAAGGGTACTTGCGCCAGGTAGGCGTTCAGATCCACCAGTGCCAGCGGCACGAACTCGTTCTGCGCCCACGCGCGGTCCCCGTGCGGATCGACCCCGTCGACATGGGCGGTCAGGCCCATGTCCAGGTTCTCCAGCGCGTCGTTGACGGGCTGGTCCCAGTTGGTGGTGCCTGGAGCTATCCGGATGAAGCTCATCCGCCGAACCGCCCTTCTCCGAAGCCGCCGGCTCCGAAGCCGGGGCCTTCCTGGCTCCCGGATGTCGTGAAGTTGGCGTCAGTGACGCCGATGCCTGCCGCGATGAGCGCGGCCTTCAAGTCGTCGTCCACGTCGTAGACGTGGCCGCCCTGGAAGAAGTGCGGCTGCGAGGCAGCCACTTCGTCCTGCGAGGGGAAGCGGGCCGCCCGGAATGATCCGGGCGGCCCTTCCAGGATCGACACGCCCCGAGTCAGCTTGTAGCGGTAGAAGAGGCGGTCCAGCCCCGCTGGACCTTCCTCTACCGTCGGCGGACTGAAGGCGTAGGTCGTCATGGAGTCAGTCGTCCTCAAGATCCGACTGGAGAGCCTGCGCAGTGACGACACCCAGTCCGTCACTGCCCGAGTAGTGACCTCGGACGTACTTCACGGGAGTGGTGATCACCGCCAAGTCGGCGGTGGCCAGGGTGAACCAGTTCTCGCCGTCAAGTGATCCCTGGATATCCGGCGAAGTCGTCCCTCCGCCGGATCGGAATGCGACGAAGGTGATCCTTCGTCCCACAGTCACCTCGAAGGCGTCGCCCGTGGTCTCGGTGTTCGCTGCATCGAGCAGCGAAATCACGTTGGCCATCAGATCGCGTCTATCGAGCTGGTCGTCTCGATTCGGACCAGAGCCTGCTCGCGGTAGCGCTTCCAGCCGGCCACGCCGTACCAGCCGAGCGGACGGAAACGACCCAGCTTGTCGGTGATCGGACCCGCGACCACGTGGAACTCCTCCGCGACCGCTTCGGCCAGCGCCTGCTGGCCTGCGATGTAGGTGCGGAAGCGCCGCACCGAGTTGTCGCCGGTGCCGGCGTCCAGCGCCTGGTAGCACCGCGGCGACTCGATCCAGTAGGCGCCCTCGTAGGCGCCGATCTCGCCGGCCCACAGGTTGCCGGCGGCGCTGTAGCTGTGCGGGTCACGCCATCCGGCGGAGCCGGTCTCCTGCCGGAGGTCATGGCTGACCTCCGGGTGGATGAAGCCGGCGAACATGGAGTCCCGCTTCGGGACGGCGAGGTTCGTCCTGAGCTTCGCCACGGACAGGCGGATGGCCCGCGAGGTGATGCCGTCGGTGGCGACACCGGAGGTGACGGTGGAGACCATGGTGGTGGCCACGGTCGAGCTGGTGGCGTTGGTGACGTACGAGACCGTACCGGCCTTGATCTGCACCAGGTTGGAGCCGCCTCGCAGCTCGGTCTGGACGACCACGTCGATCGAGTTGGCGGCGTTGTACGCCACCATGTTGGCGATGGCCGGGTCCACGTCGGTGAGGCTGACCAGGTTCAGCTTGCGGGTGCGGAGCACCGCGTTGCCGTACTCGTTGATGGTCAGCGTCGGACCGGACGGGTTGCTGATCGCGACCGCGTCGGGGTCGGTGGTCTCGGTCAGAGGCGTGGTCGCGACCGCCAGGTCGCTGTACAGCTGGAGCACGATCGACTGACCGGGAGCGGTCAGCTGCTCGGGGCGCTTGTCCGCCAGGGGGCGGAACATCGGAGTCGCCCGGAGGGCGAATTCGAACTTCTTGTCGTACGCGGTCTGAACCGTCGCCGACATCGCGGAAGTGTCGGTGTACACGTTGGCCATGTGGGTCTCTCACCCTCTCGGGGTGTCGCAGAAGTCAGGGGCGAGAGAGCGCAGGTCATGCCATGCGGTTGCCGGCTTCACGCAGGATGGCGTCCAGCTCTTCCATGTTCTGGGCGGCATTCATGCGGGCTGCCAGCTGATCGTCTCCGGACAGACCGGAGGCGGCGCCGCTACCGGCGGCAGAGAATGCCGCCTGTGCTGCCTGGCTCTCGGGGCTGACGACCGTCTGCGGCGTGCCCTGCACGCCCTGACCCTGCTCGACGGCTCCGCCGTCGGTCTTGGCCAGTGCAGCGCCGTTGGCGCTGAGCCAGTCGTCCAGCTTGTCGGGCGTGCCCGTGTACAGGCCTGCGGCCTGCGGGGCGTAGCCCTTGGCGGTGAGAGCCTCTGCGACCTGCGTCTGACGCTGTGCCTGCTCCAGCAGCTCGTTGCGCTCCTGGAGGGCCTTGAGCTGTTCCGAGACCTTGTCCATGCGCTCGCGGAACCACTTGGGTGCCGCTCCCGCCGGAATCTGAGGCTCGCCCTGCTCGCCTTCGTCTTCTACGCCAAAGCCGTAGTCACTCACTGCCGCTCCCGCTGCACCTCTGCGCGGCCTACGCAGCAGCTGGGGGGCCGCTGAGCGCTCCGCTCCCGGACTTCAAGGAGTTGGGCGCCGGTGGTCCCCAACTAGAACGCATTCTACCCACGGTGCTAGCGCTTTACTGCTAGCACCTGTGCTAGCCCATGACGCAGCGCTACGCTGCGAGCACTCACAAGGGGGAGACATGAAGAAGTTCTTGATGATCTGGTTCGGCATCGCCCTGTTCGGGCTCGCCGCAGGCGCCGTGG